CCTTGCTGAGAAGGAAGTTGCGCAGTGCGGTCGAGATACGAGTCGCCATGTCATGCTCCGTGGAAAGTCGTGATGAGTTGGAATCCGTCGTCTCGCGCCCGGAATACGGACGCGCCCGCAGCCGGCGGGGAGAAACGCCACTGCTCGGTCAGGTTGAATAGCTGCCCGCCCGGGAGCCCGGCGCACTGCCCTTCGTGCGAGAGCCACACCGGGACCGTGAACTCACCGGACAGGCCTTTGATGCGCCCGGCTTCAACGCGCGTGAGCGTGCCGCGCACGGCCCCGACGTTGTGCCGCTGGACAACGGTCATATCCTCCGGTGCGGTCCCGGCCAGCCACAACGTCTGCTGTTCGGTGCCCACGAAGATCCCGTCCTCGGCCGGCGCGATCATCGTGACGGCGTCTTCGAAGCCGAAGAACTCGTCACCGCGGAACAACTCGAGGCCGAAGGGAGCCGAATACCAGACGTACCGGCCGGCGGCCACATAGGCCCGGCCGCGGAAGATCGCAACGTCGGAGCCCGCGGGAGGGGGGCCGTAGAACATCGTGGTGAGCGGCCGTTGCAGGTCGATCGTGCGGCCGCCCACATGCGCCGTGGCGCCAGAAACGGCCGCCGCCTCGTACAGGGCCTCGCCGTTGGCCGTCGAGCAGTAGACGATCGCGCCGATCACCTGGTCGTCGACGGATTCCGGCACGGTGACGACAAACCCGCCGCCGGTTGGCAGGTCGACGTACTGCGCCGGCATCGCGCCGGACTCCCGACCCTTGCCATCGAGATAGGTCGCGGTGAACAGGTAACGGCCCGCCGGCAGGTCGCCGCCGGCGGCCCCAGCGGTCAGTCCGGCCGGTGGCGCGATGCCCCAACGTCGTGCCTCGCCGGCCTCGTAGACCAGCGCTTCGAAGCCGTTGGACAGATAGACCAGCCCGTTGTGCTCGGCGTAACTCATCCGCGCGCGCGCCGTCAGCCCGCTGGCCAGAGTGGACGCAGAGGCGAAACCGGCATCCAGGCGCTTGAGACTGGTGCCTTCCACGAACAGAACCGTGTCCCCCGCGGCGCTGGCCCACAACGAGTGCGGCGCGGTGGCCTCGATCAGCTTGGTCCGGCCGCTGCGCATGCGGGGAGCGCCAGCGTCATCCAGGTCGACGTTGACCGCGTCCACGAGATCGCCTTCGCCGAGGCGCTCGGCCGCGATGTCGTTGCGGATGCGCGTGAAGCGGGGGGCGGGCACGCGCTCAGTAGTACCCATCCTCGCCTCCTGCGTAGTGCGTCTGTACCCACGCTTCGTCGTAGGCCGGCTGCGCCCTGCCGAATTCCTCTACGAACCACGCCAGTGCTTTCAGACCGGCCTTTTCGTCGAACGTCTCCGAATCCCGCTTTAGATAGGCGCGATGGATGATCCAGTGCCGCAGGTTGCGGTGGAAGTGCTCGGGGATCTCTGGCTCATCCTCGAGGTCGTTGAGCGCCGCCAGCGGCAGGCGCACCACGGTCAGTCGCAGCGTGCCGGCCGCTTCCGGCGCGGGTACCAGCCGGATCGACCGGGACTGCCAGTCCGGGATGAGAATCTCCGGCAGGCCATCGTCCAGGTCTTCCCAGCCGGGTAGCATCCGGTCGGCATGGCGGCGCAGGCACATGCGCAGCGGCAGCACCTCGCCGGCGACGATCGCGCGCTCAACGCGGATCACCCGCGGGTCGAGCGCATATGTCGCGGTGCCCGCTTCGAGCGTAATCCGGCACACGGTCTCGTTCTCGGAGTCGACCAGGAGGCGTGCGCGACGGCAGGCCTCGTTCTGCGCATCGTCGGCGTATTCCATGAGCTCTGCATCGGACCACAGGAGCGGCTCCTGCCGATCATCGATCTCCGTGCGGACGACTTCAAGCAACGCGCCGAGTTTCACCGGCCATCCTCCATCGACGATAGACGCGCGAGATCGCGTCGGCCACGCGAGCGGGGTCGATGGCGAACTGGCACATCGCCGCGCCGGATTCCGGCTCGACGTCGCAGAATTCCGCTCCGTAGTGCAGCCGGTGGCACGGGTAGCACTTGACCTCTGCCGGCGGGGTGATCGAGACGGTGTTGCACCAGTGTTTCGTCAGGTTGTTGACCGACGAATGCGACAGCATGCACACCTTGCCGACGTCCGGCTCGAAGGCAACGGCGTTGAGCACACCGGTTTCCGGCCCGACCACGCAGCCCGCCATTGTCGCGAGCGTCAGCGTTTCGCGAATCGAAAGCTCGCCGGATGCCAGACGCACGCGCGGTTCGGCTTCCCATCCTTGCTCGAGGATGCGGCAGGCGTCATCGCCGACCAACACGAAGCGGGCCGTGGGGGTCGACAGCAGCACCTTGGCGATGACGTTGTCCTGCCACGGGTAGGCCTTGTGCAATGACGACCCGGACAGCGCCCACACGATGACGAAGTCCTCGGGGTCGAAGGTCTCCGCTAGAAACCCGGTGGCCCATGCGCGCTCCCGCTCGGAGGGGTAAAACCGCGCCTCTGGCGCGTACTTCACGCCCGCCAGGTCCGCCGTGAACTTGAGGTAGTTGACGTTCAGGTACTTGCGACGCGCGGCATCCGGCCAGCCGTGGTTGGCCCGCCCGGGCATGGCGAGAAGCGTGCCCTCGACCGACTCGGACAGGTTGATCCAGCGGTCGAACCGCTCGGCCCATACCTTCCAGTACGCCCACAATTCACCGTTGGGCACCTGCTCGTGGTCCTGGATCACCCAGGCGTCGATGTGGGGGGCGTGCGCGAGGATGTCCTGACCTTTGGGCGTGGTCATGAACGTGACGTGGTAGCCCTGACGCCGCAGCGCGGGCAGAATGTTGGCCGCCTGTAGTTGATCGCCGAAGCCGCCGTAGCGCACGATGCACGCCGTCTTCGCCGGTCGCGCGTCCTCGAACGCCATATTGCCGTCGTCCGTCTTGCGGTAGACGGCCACCATGACCCCGTCGAACGTCTCGCAGAGCATCCGGCGCCAGCTACCGAATCCGTAGAGCACCGGAGAGAGCTCGCCCCGCCCCGTCTCTGGAATGGCTACGACCAGGTGCCCGCCGACGCGCAGCGTGCGCCACCAGGCGGCCAGGTCGGCCGGCATCTTGCAGTCGAGGTCGACCACGAAGTCGAGCCCCTCGTCGTCGAACGGCAGATCGCCGTTCGGCTCGATGTCCATGCCGGGACCATAGCTGGTGAAGTGTGGGAAGGACCGCCCGCCGATCTCCGCGCCAAGTCCGCGCGTGAACGGGACCGACAGGTACTTCGCGCGCGTGGCAGCGTCCATCAGTCCTCACCGTCGGCCAGTTGCGCCGCGATCTCGGGGTTGACGGGCAGAGTCGTCGGTGCTTCGTCGAGCGGCTGCTTGCGCGGTCTGCCGGGACCGCGCGTCACCGGTGCGGCCGATGTCGCGCCGCATTGGCGCCCCTGCGCATCGAAGTACAGCCCGTCCTGCGCGAAGGCCGCCCCCTGGTGCATCGGATGAATCGTTCCGAACGGGCGGCTGCGGTCGAGAGTCTTCACGCTCACTCCTTGCAGACGTCACCGCGTGGCATCGACCTTTCGGCTGGGTCCGACTTCGCCGCCGATCCCATCGAACCGGTTCGGTTCGTGTCGTCGACGCCGAGGCCGAAGCCGTCGTTGTGCGTGGCGTGACCGGTCATTCCGGTGGTGGTGCCGCGGTCGGGCATCGGGCGATCGTCGCCCTGCAGGTTGCCGTTGGGGCGATAGTGCTGGTGCATGCGCGTCTCCGGTTGGATTCGGGGCTGAGAAACCGCACGGAACACGATGCCCGTTGTTTCCCGAAGTGCGCAGGGGCAAACGGCGATCGGGGGAGAAATCCCCCGATGCGCTACACGATCACCAGGGCCTTGCCGGTGTCACTGAGCAGCGCGAAGCGCGGCGCGAACTCCATCACCGCCTTCGTGCATCCCTCGCAGTCGGGAGTGTTGTAGTCGTCGAACAGGATGAACCCGCCCTTGACCATCCGTTGCGGCATGGTCAGCAGGATCGCCTTCGTGCTCTCGTACTGGTCGGCGTCGGCATGCACAAACCCTACAGGCGGCATGTCGATCAAGGTGTCGGGGAACAACCCCGCAATGACAGTAGCACGCGGGATGAGCGTCTGCACCGCCTCGGCCGACGTATCACCGAATTTGCCGACTGGGTTGCCGGTGTCAAGCTCGCCCGCGTAGGGGATGCCCGTGAACGTGTCGTAGAGGTAGATCGGGTCCGGCCGAATCTCCGACAGCACCAGGGCGCTGCCGCCGCGCCACACACCGATCTCCACCGTAGCGCCGCGCGGCGCGCGCTCGGCGTAGTAGATGAGCGAACGAATCGCCGCTTCTTGGATTACGGACTCGGCCTGCCGGCCGGGCCCGCACTGGATCAGCGTGGTCAACGCTCCCAGCCGCGCGACCGGCCGACCACGCCGCCCTCCATCATGCCGAACGTGCCGGGCATGCTGTCGGTGTCCTTGACCTTGACGAAACCACGCTCGAGATCCGACGCACTGGTACCGCACCCGCAGGCCTCGTCGAGCCCGACAGTGATGTTGGCGCCCCGCGGATCAGGGAGATCATCGGGGCGCGCGCCGAACGGTTCCTTGAACTTGTCCATCGTCACTCCTGTTCCAGGTAGCGACGATCGGGCGTCGCTACCGCTTCACGACCGGCTCGGATGGCTGCGTAAGGTCGGGGCGAACCCGCTCCCATCGCAAGCCGCGCTTGATCCGACTGACCTGCACTTGCGAAACCCCGAAAGCCTGAGCGATCTCGCGTTGCGACAGGTCCGAGTTCGCCAGCATCGCCTTGAGCGCGACGACCTGCTTCTCGGTTAAGCGCGACTGCTTGTTTCGCTCGCCGAACAAATGCCTGCCCTTCGCCTTCATGTCCTGATGGTTGTCGCCGGATGAACCTACCGAGAGGTGCGCGGGATTCACGCAGGCCGGGTTGTCGCACGAGTGCAAGAGCTGCGCACCTGGCGGAATCGGCCCCTTGTACAGTTCGTAGGAGAGCCGGTGCGCGTACACGTTGCGCCGGGTGCCCGGCACGCGGATCTGCCCGTAGCCCTTGCCGGCGAACGACGCCTGCCAGAGCCAGCAACCCGTTTTCGCGTCTCGCTTCCACTTC